GGTACTTCTACCTTCTTTTCAAAAATCTTGTATTTTGCGAGCATTTTCATTGCCCCAAAACCGACACGAACCTCAACTCCTTGAGCATTGGTTACTACTACTTTTTCTTGTTTTCCCATTTTTTAGACTAATTTAATTAAACAAATATACGTTAGTTTTATGAAATATGTTTTAAAACATACAAATTATTTTAAAATTTATACTCGAACCCTCTTTCTGTTGAACCGTTGTCGATTATAACAAAGTCATCAAGTCCATTCTTTTCCCATGCTGAAAATGTTTGTTTCAGTAAGTCCAAACGGTTGTACGTTGTAAAAATTTGTTTCATATCTTATTTTTTAGTTCAGGTGCTAATTCAAATGCTAATTCATCGCTTATCCATCCGAGAATATGCCTGCAGTTATAACCGCCCCTGTCAATTACAGGATCATAACCCGCATAGTCTAAGTAACTCGGTATTTTATTAATGTCTTTTTGCTTTATCTCGGTCAGATGTATCGCTTTGGCTGGTGTCCATGTACTCCACGTTTCGAGTATATCCCTGTGATACACATATCCATTATGCTCTATGCAGAAATCCCTACTGTCATCTACTAGTCCATTTTGGTAAACAAAGTAGTTCATCTCATACGCTTTAGCCAGCGTGTTGTTGTACGCTGCATCATACTGCATATAAAGGTCGTGTGCTAGATTTCGGTATTTCCTTTCAATAAAGCCTTCTTTTTCACCGTTGATTAACGTGCTTAGTTCTTTTACTAAATCCTTGATGGGTGCTTGAGTGGCTAAATACTTGTTGATTAAGTTGAACGCCTGCGCCTTTAAATCTTCGATATTCAAAAGATTGTCTAAGTAACCACCCCTTACAAGTCTATCCTCTACATATCCCAGCCTTAAACCCATCTTCTTTGAAGCATTTACTGCTATGTTATTCAATTTCTCTAAAGACTGTCCTGTAAGTGCTATTCTGAAATATGTATTACTTAGCTCTGCGCTCTTACTGGTTGCTTTAGAAATACGTCCCGATATTTGCTCCACGTTCATTTTCTCAACCTCTGAAAGTGTCCTGTCTATCTGTGATAAAACTTGATAGTTGTTTAAGGTGTCCTGAATTACTCCGTTAACAACATCTAATTTTCCGTAAAGGGTGTTAATCATGCTGGTTAAAACATCATTCTGATAGCTTAGTAGTGCCTTATCCAAAAGAGCCTGCTGCTTCATTAGTAGCTGGTCTTTCTTTAAAAGTATATCAGATAAGTTCTTAGGTAGCATTTAAAAACTCCTTTTTCATGCGATGGTAGTAAACTCTTAGTGAATCAATATCCTTTTCAGAGCCGTTATACTTAATAAACAGGTTCAAAGACTGCTCTATTGTGATAGTAGGTATTATTCTCCGTTGCCCTTCTATCCAAAAGAACAAAGCAATATCCTCGCTGTTACGCTTATATATTTTTGATATGATGCTTTCTTTGTTCATATAGCTTCTTTTGCCCTGACTATCTTTTTATCTCTATCTTTGGCTGCATACTTATACTCACCTAAGTACGATGCCATAATTACGCTAATCTTCGGCTTCATCCTTTTCTGTATCTTTAAAGTCTGAATAATTAATTTGTGGCTTTTTGCTTTCCATCTGTGCAATATACTCGGCTACCTTTACTTTGACATATTCGTTTATTTTCTCAATGGTCATATCGTATAGGTAGGGTTTTTGGTGTTCCATTTCCAATTCTGACATGATACTCTCTAAATTCGAGTACAGAACCGAGTTATATTGTGTTGTTTCTTTTGAAGCAACTATCACACGTACCATTTCCTCTGAGTAACCGAAGAACGGGTTTAAAGAGTTTTTAATTCTTATCTTTTTCAGCTCCTCTGGTCTATCGGCATACTCCATTTCATTCAAGTCATCTTCAATAGCTGAAATCGTTGTCATGGATGCTTTAGCGTTCCTTGCTGCTTGTAGGTCTGCTAACCTCTCAGATAGTGTCTTAAATTTGAAATCTTTAGGCATCTCTAGGCTAACGATTAACCCCTCTGAGTTATCTGTGAATATTGCTACCATTTCGACTATAAACTCCCATACTCTTTCGTAGCATTGTGATAGTGGATATACAGCATCGTTTAGGTTATCTCGGTACAAATTAAACTCCGTTGCGGTGCTTGTTACCTGTGTTTTGTCGAATATATCAGCATTAAACATTAAGCTCATTACTTGCGCCTTTAGGCTGTTCTTAACATCCTGTTGAAACTTCAATCCCTCAACAGGTGGAAATGCTGTATAGGATACTCTTGAAAGGTCTATCATCTCGGTTGTATCTCTGGGGAGCGTGAACTCTCGAACATCTTTGGTTGTCCTATGTACTCCGATTCTACCTGTGCCGTTACAGACTTTACAGGTTGTGCCTTCGGGTGTTTTACCTAAGTAACATTCTTTGCAATACTCTACATATTCGTATCGTTTAGGAAATGCCAAATCTCCCAATGACATATCGCCTTCGTAATCTATTTTGATTATCTTTTTTAGAAAAGGTACGATCTTATCAAAGATGCTCACAAAGGTTCTACCCCTTGTTTCGATGTCCTCAATATACCCTACCCTTATCGCTGGCACTTTACCCCCTTTAGGCTCAAACTCTGAATAAGTATAGTTCTTATCCCCTATCGCTTCACCTGCTTGTTTTTTAAAGATATTCGATACCTGTGTTACTTCTTGGTAAACTAGCGTATCATTCTCTAAGTACATGGTGTACCTATCCAGCCCATCAATTACCTGCTTTACGATTAAGTATTCTACTGTTCCGTTTATAATGCTGTAATCAATGGCTTCACTTGCTAAAACTAAGAACGGGTATGGTTTCGCTTTCTCTTTTATCGGATCGAAGTCCTTAAACTCGGTTACTATCCAAGCGTTAGGGTCGTTATATCCGTACTCAATCAGAGCATATTGTAAGTAGTCCTCTACTGAGCGGTTATTCCAGTAGTTACCTAGATACGTTTCTAGGTCTGAAATTTTACTCTCTACGTCCTTAGCGTTGTAATCTATCTTTCTCTCAATAGGCTTTGTTCTGAAAACCTTATTAAAAGGGTATTGCGTTGACTTGAGTATCGGTGGTATAATAGATGTAATCTGCTCGCTGGGTATATCAATGCCATAAATCAACTTTATGAACTTCTCCATTCCCTTACCTGTGTACAATATTCTGTACTCTTCGGCAAGCTCAACGGTTCTATTGTAGTCTTTGTGTCTTATCTTGTCTTTGATGACTTTTTTAAGATATTCCTGCGCTGTTTTTTTTTCCATTAGAAGTAAATATTAAAAGCTTGTGTAATTAAATAATCATAGCAATCGCTTAAATGTCCGTATTTCTGGTATCTCTCGCCAGTTTCCTTGTTCGTTTCAATTTCCTTTTTCTTACTTCCATCAACATCCTGCTTTATGTACGTGAAATCAGCAAGCAATTTACTACATTTTTCGCTAATCTGTACCCGAATAGGCAACTTTTCTTCAAATATCTTATTCGCAAATTCCCTTCGTGCTATCAAAGGTGGGTTTTTTCGTGAAACTCTATTGCTCGAATTGGTTAATTTCTTTTTCAGCATCCTCTCTATAACTTGGTAGTGATGCTTTTCTGTTTTGCTGATTGTTGAGCGGTTGTTTCCGCTGGCATCTCCGTAAATGAAGTAGTAAGGTGCATCACCATATTGCCTTAAAATTGCCTCGCATACCTCTTCTGTTGAGTTGTGCGGGTTCTCAAGTGCTATCTCCCCTATTAATCGGCAGTACCATGTTTCATTTTCCTTTACGATCTGCGAAAGTAGGCATGAGTTGTAAGGTACTGTATTCTGGTCAAAAGAAATATGTATCGGTATCTGGTTGTTATACTCTATCCTACAAACGTGCTTCATGCGTGAAAATGAAGAGTAAAACTCACCGCCCGATGTGGCGAAGGGGTTGGCGTAGATTAAGGCTTTGAAACGCTCCTCAGATAAATTTTCACGTTGTTGCTCAATAAAGTTACTCGGTAAATTATCTAAATTATGAAGCGCTGAGGCAATTACTACGTATTTACTCCTTATTCTTTTTTCAAAGTATTCTTTAGGATTGTATATTTTAGCCTCTATTTCATCAATATAGTCATCAAGTTCAAACATTTCATTTAACCATTCTGTTTTTGCTGGACTGGTTAAAAAATAGCAAGGACAAACAGGGCTATCGTTGGGGTTTTTACTTATCATTCCATTTTTATCACAAAATATTCCCTTTTGTCTTAATCTTGTCAATATAACGTCTTTTACATCGTCCTCTCTGGTGTCTTTTGTCTCGTCTAAAATAGCCCACGAAAATTCTTTTCCGTCATGTCCCTTTACGTTATCAAGGCTTCCAGTAAATATTATTGTTCCTGTTTTAAATGATATGATATTATTATACCTATCAAAATGATGCTTATCTGTATTCCACCCATCAGGTGGCTGTACTTGAGAAACATAAACTCCATCTGGATTATCTTTGTTGTATTCTGTAATACCAAATGAACTCCAAACACTCTTAACTTTTAATAATGTTGCTGCGTTTAACTGGTCATAAGTGTTTGCTCCAATAAATCCCCAAACTTCAGGGAAATGAAAAATATTTCTATATGAAATATATCCTGCACAATGAGACTTACCTGTACCTTTGCCAAATAGTGCTAAATTTAAAGCAGCACCACTATTGTATATTTTTTGCTGTGGGATGTTTAATACTTGCTGTATTCTATCCATCTGAACGTATTATCAGATTAATATTCGGCAATTCCTTTTGAAGCGTTCCATCCTTGTTGGAGTGGTCGATTTTATCCGTCATTTTCCCATGTAGGCTGTCCATTATTTCTTTGTAAGCATTTACATCACCCTTTAAAGCCTTTTGGATTAATGCCAATGTAACGGCATCGAATAACTCCATCTTTTCCTTTTTGCCCGTGTCTGGTCTGGTTACATCCATTTGAACCGATAGCCATTTCTTTAAAAGAGTGGAACGGTTGAGCGTACCTTTCCCTCTCCCTTTCGGGTTTCTTATTTCTCCTTTTTTTGGAGGAATTATGTTTTGAGGATTAGCCATATACTCAAATTATTATCAAATTATTTTAACCATTTTATTTTTTATTATAAATTTAACGCTATTGTAAATTGATTTGCTTTTCTTTTTGCACTTCTTACCATTCCCGGGTAGTCTTTTATTAACATTTTTATACAATCCTTTTCGATTTGCTCAGTTCTGTAATCTTTACACCCACCTTCTTTATCCCAATGGTCGTTTTCCCAATGTAAATACCTTACTGCTAGTATTCCTCCTTTATCCTTAATATGCCTTAAACAAATTTCATAATCCTCTTTTACTTTATATTTTTCATCAAAATAATATTCACTATCATTTATAATTCCCATACATGATGCCGTTACATACGACTTAAATAAAAAAGGTTTATATGGGNAAACGCCTCTAGGTGCTGATTCTGTTTTTACTCCCCATATCTTAAATCCTAATTGTTCACATATATCAAAATATTTTATAAATTCTTTTTCCCAAAATGATTCATTTAAAATATCTTTTTTTTTCATTTGTCTTTCTAATGCTAAGTTATAACCTGCATTTTTAACATCATCATCTAAAAATACAACCCATTTTTCTTCTGTGTTTTTTAATATCCAATTTCTTGTTGGGGTTATTCCTTTAACCGTTATAGGTACTCCCACTACATTTTTAACTATCCCTTTGTATTGGTGCAATTCGCTTTCAGGTACATAAAATGTACAGTTAGGCAATATTTTATTAGTTGTGGTTAGTCCTGCCCTACCTTTACTCGGTACTGCTATTAACATTTATTCTAGTTTTTAAATCATTCCACATTATCACCCTTTCTATTCCTACAGCCTCAAATGGGCTTCCTTTTTTATATCCACCCCTTCTCACCATTTTTAGTTTCAGTAACATTTTCAACTCCTCCCATTCTTCACTATTTGGCTCTGCCATTATTAATATATACTCTTTAGGCGGCTCCAATTGTACTGATTTTTCAACTTCTATTTCTTCGCCATCCTGCATTTTGTCAATTTTTTCAAATAAAGGCATATCCAACCCCCACTCGCTCAAAAGTTCCTTATCCCAATCATTCGCCAGTATTTCCCAATCCCATTCTCCAAAGCCAACGTTATCCTCAATGATAAATCTTTGTTTCTCGTCCTCTGTTAGTTCTTCTGCTCGCTTAACCCACTCGTCAGGCACTTCTTTATACTTCAGCTCTTGGAGTGCCTTAAATCGCATATTACCGCCCAGTATGACGTTGTTACCATCCACCACGATAGGTCGTAGGCTCATCATCTTTGGAAATTCTGATATTGATTTGACAAGCTTTTTAAACTTATCGTCTTTAATAAGTCTAGGGTTGTTCGGGTTGGTTTTTATTTCGCTTAACTTCATGCTTAACCGTTTAAGACATTGTATAATATAACTTATCTTTTTTCATTACGTATGGCTTTAGTTCAGCCTTGTAATTATTGATAAATTCCTCTGCTTCTTGCCTATTAGGAAAATGCTTTATATCAATTATTTTCTTTTTTTTACGGCTGTTTAGCTCGTATATTTTTATCATAAAATATGCCATATCCCTTTTTTACGTTTTAAATCCTGTTTTGTTTCAACTTAACAACTTCTACGCTCTGAATGTCCTTTTTGAGTATAGCCCTTTCTTTGTCGTCAAAGTCCAATACTATCAAACGATCACGGCTTTCAGTCATCACGATGCCATGTACCACGTTGTTAGTGCTTATCTTTGAGTTGTAGCAAAGCCTAGAGGGCTTGTTAAGATATTCTTTGAATCTCATTTTAAAAATTGTGTTCTTTTTCCCGATAAAAACGAGTTGTGAATATACTGGTAATCTGATTTTTTTAGCAAATTCTTATCCGAGTGCGCCTGTTCATGATGCTTCCTACATAGTGCCATTAAGTTTTCAATTACATCTTTCCCTTCGCCCCTTCCGTTGATGTGGTGAATATCTGCAGCATCTTTGCCACACGCCTCGCAAGGTATAAAATCTTCTTCAGCATATTTAAAGTAATTCATGTAAATTTTAACGTGGTTTTGCATAGTTTAACTTTCTAATGGGCGTGTCAATAGCTTTAGTTATATCCCAACCTGTTGCTATCCTAGCTCTATATGTATAATATCTATTAATTAAATTTTTTTCTCTTAATAATAATGATAATGCAATTTTTTTGTTTTCGTAAATAACAAATATTGTATTTTCTTTATTATTCCCATTAATTATAGATGTTGTAAATCTGCAATTTTCTGGATAATATCCTTTTGTGTTGTCAATTCTATCTATTTCAAGTTCTTTTTGATATCCATTATTTAATGCCCATTCTTTAAAAGAATAATAATCATTTCTCCATTGTTTACAAACTTCTATTTTTTTCCTAGTATAACAATTTTCCTTTTTTATTTCATGACATCTATATTGAATTGCTAACCATTTTTTATATATATTTTTCTTTTTTTCTAATTTAGGTATGGCGTTTTTACAACTACAGGATAATATTCTCCCTCTTATTAAATGAACTAATCTTACTATTTTTTCTTCACCACAATCACATTTGCATAAAAATGCTCTATTAGGTTGACCGCATGGTAATTTTATCGCTTCAACTTCTTTTATGATTGTTAAATGTCCTATTTT